AGTTGCCTTGTACCGTCCTTTCTAACCGTAAGCTAACGGACGCAGAAAGTGATATCAGTAACTGGCTAAACGTTGACGGCTATAAAGATTTAACTTTATCCTGGGATCCAGATTTTATCTACCGGTCAGCTTTTATCGAAACTTTTGAAGTGTCAAGCCTTATGAAGCAGTTTGGGAAAGTCAAGCTGAACTTCTTGACCTATCCAGTCAAATTTTACAAGCAAGGGCGCACTACTCAAAAACTGACAAACGGGGTCGCAATCAACGGCTTGGGCAATGTCAACGCAAAACCGATCATCACATTAGTCGGATCTGGTGACTGTACGCTTACTATCAACGGACGCAAGACCAAGTTAAAGGCCGTACAAAATAAGATCACGCTGGATATGCAAGCAAACCAGGTATTCTCTGGTAACTTGCAAGCGTGGGACAAGGTGGTTCGTTCCCCTCAATTCCAGATGCCGTACTTTGACTATGGACGGAATCTTATAAGCTGGGACGGTAACTTTGAAGTGTTTACAATCCCAAATTGGGGGGTCAAATTATGAGACCTATTCTTTATAATGCAAACGAAACGGCGTTTGAAACCTACGGTTTGGGAGAGATTGACGCAACAAAGGCACAAGTCACACGGGAACGAAACGGGAATTATACTCTTTATATCGAGTACCCGGCTAGTGGCCCGCTTGCTGGTACGTTTAAAAACGATATGCGGATCAAGTCTGATGCTGGTTTACGGACCAAAAATCAGACTTTCTTCATTTCCCGTATCCTTAAGGACAGCACAGGCATTTTAAAGGTTTATGCCAAACATATCAGCCACTTGACTGAAAAGATGGCTATTAGAAATAATACCAACGCAACAGGGACAGCTCAGGCAGCTTTAGCTATCTGGGCTTTAAATGCCCTGGGAGGTATTCGTTTTGATACATGGTCCGATATTGATCTAACCTCAAAAACAAGCTGGAATATCGCAGATTTTAAAACGGCGCGTGATGCGCTTGGCGGGGTTTCTGGCTCGATCCTTGATGTTTGGGGCGGTGAATATGAGTTTGATAATACTGTTATCAGACTCCATAAACAGCTAGGACGCAGAAGCCCTATTGTCCTGGAATATGGTCGCAATATCCTGCGAGCAGAAGATGACCAAGATATCGATGGTGCTTATACCAGCGTCTATCCTTACGCTACCTACACCCCGGAAAATCAAGGAAATGGGGACGGTGGATCAACTAGCCAACAAATCACAGTTGAGCTACCTGAGAAATATGTAGACGGTCCTTATATCGGCTTATACAATGAGCGACGGGTTTTGATCGTTGACTTCTCGTCTAACTTTAAAGACAAGGAAGTCCCAACGATTGACAAGTTACGCAGACTTGCCAAAGAATACGCAATTAATAACCGTCTAGGACTCCCCAAAATCAATACTAAAATCGAGTATGTAGACTTATCAAAGACACTTGATTATAAACTTACCCAGATTTTAGAAGAAGCTGAACTTTGTGACATCGTACCCGTCTATTATCCTCAGATCGGGCTTACCAGTGAAGATGCCAAGTTGACAACTATTGTCTATGATGTATTGCTAGAGCAGAATGACAGTGTCGAGGTCGGAGTTATCGGTGACGGCTTTAAATCTTCCATGACCAGCAACCTATCCGGTAAGATTGACGATTTAGTCAGCAATCAACAACGGCTGGTAAACACCTTGCCAGATTATCTCTTGAATGCTCAAGGAAATAAAGTCTGGTACAGTCGCCCAGATAATAACGAGCATAAAGTCGGTGATATCTGGTTTGAAAAGAACGGTCTATATGACCGAATGTATGTCTGGAACGGATCTCAGTGGGAGAAACGGATCGACACAGAGGATATTGACAAGGTCAAGAAAGAGGTTGATAAACAGATCTCGGACGCTCAATCCTCGACGAACCAAGCAATCGCACAAGCCAACGCAAAGGCAGAAGAAGCCCTAAAGAAAGCCGGAACGTTACCAGACACTAGCAAGCTATCGGACCAGATCAAACAACAAATCTTATCAAGCCCCGACTTGCAAAACAAAGTTACGGAAGAGGTCAGGAACGTTGACGGTGACATAGTCTACGGTAAGATTAGGTCAAAATTGTTAACGCAATTCGTGGATAAAGGCGAATTGGAAAGCATTGATCGGGTCCAAAACGATCAAGGTCGCGATCTTCTGAACCTGTCCAAACAGATCGCAACACAAACGCTTGAATTTAACAAGCTGACCGAGTCTAACAAGCTCTATGAGCGTATCATCGGTACGTCTGAAACGGACGCACCAGATAGGCTTTCAAGATTGGTTATGTCCAGCGATATCTTTCAGACTGAGGTTGGGAAGTATGTCACAGATGATAATAACTTAATTGTTAATTCTATGACTATGTCCACTAATACGCTTGTCGGAAACAACAATCCAAATGCAAGTGTATCGGTTAACGATGGTATTTTCACAATTAAGACGCAGGGGTTGACAGGCTATAACTGGACAGGCTTCACACTCCCTATTTATGTAAAAAAAGTCTATCATGGTGAAACTTACACGCTAGGTTTTAAGTACCGTATTAGGGAATATCCAGACGTTTCTTTTGCTTTTAATATCAAAAACCATGGACTAAATAAAACCCTCACATGGTCTAATATTGGTGAAAATCGGCCAGCATTGAATGAATGGCAAGAGTTCCAAAAGACTTTTACCATGCAAGAAGATTTCATTTTCGGTGAGGATAAAAACTATCCGTTTTATATCTTCCTTGCTAAAAACGGCTGGATCGAGTTTAAAGAACCTATCTTGGTGCGTGGATCAAACACAGGACCTTACAAGCCGAGCCAATTTGACGACGCGTTCGCTGAAACACGTTCGCTTGAAAGTCGTCTAGATTCCAAGGTGAACGAAGTATCGGGTGCAACGGCAGAGGCCAAACAACTGGCAGTCGGAGCGCAAGCAAGAGCAGATCAAGCAACAGCCAGATCACAATACGCTTCAGAAAAAGCCGAGGACGCACAAGCCAAGGCAATCCAAGTCGCAGAACAGGCCAGACTAGCCCAACAATCTGCAGAAGCGACAAGGACGCAAGTCACACAGCTTGCGGGGTCTTGGTCTGTTAAGAATCTCAATAGCGCTGGTGACGTGCTTGGGCAATTAAATTTGAACCCGGACGGGTCAGTCCGAATTAACGAAGGCTTGCTATCGGTCGGTGAAAAAACCATCATCAAAGACGGAGTCATTAAGAAGTCCATGATTGGTGAAGCGCAGATTGGTACGGCTCATATCAGCGAGATTGACGCGAGCAAAGCGCGACTTATCAACGTATCAGCAAAGAATATCGTATCAGACGGGCTGACCGCAAACATCATTAAAGGTGGTAAGCTATCGTCACTTAATGGTGTTACTGATTTTGACTTACAAACCGGTTGGATTGATATGAATAACGCGAACGTCGGTATTAGAAATCAATTTAGAAATAAGCCGTTACAATATCTTGTGTTTGGTGAAGGAAAAATCAACGAGAAAGACGCGTCCTATACTGCTTTAATGTCTAATTCATGGAAACGAGTCGCGATGGACGACGGTTCGGCAGGAATCCAGATCTGGAACGCAAACGATAATACGACAGCGGTCAACATCTACGGCGACTTGGTAGAGTTTATGTACAATGCGCACGATAAGAAGTCAATCGCTATTGACACAGTGAAAAACGAAATATCCGGCCTTGATGATATATTGCTACGCAATAGGTCACTGGTGACTTGGTTTAACTCTATCGATAGCAATTTCAAAGCAATCGCAAATTGGTTCAATCAAAATAATCTCGGTGCTCCGGGACTGTATCGTTTGAATATGTAAAGGAACATAAATGCACACAGTAGATAAAATTGTAAATGAAATCTCGCAAAAACTCGCAAACTCAATCGTAGAAGCCACTAATTACAAGGTCTTATACGAGGAAGCAAACGAGGAGAACAAGCGCGTAAACGAGCTATTGAGCAAGTTTAACGACGTTTTGGATAGTGACAAAGATCTTAAAGATCTTTTTGATGAAGCAGCACAGAAACTAGAAAAGGAATAAAAACACATGGAATTCAAAATCATTAACAAATACTTGCAAGAAGAAGGACGTACCTTCGTATCAATCCGTTCAGCGAACCCTTACACAGCCTTTGAGCGTGTACTGATTGGTGACCGTACCAACGAATCAGACGAAGCGTTGATCCAAGCCGTGCTCGGACAAGTAGCGACTGAATTTAATCCAGCGGACGGCGTGAAGAAATTGCAAGAGGATTTACACAATCAAGCCGAAAACTACGAGCAAAAACTCGCAGAAAAAGACACGAAGATCGCAGAAGTTAAGGCCGTAGCAGATTGGGCGGTACTCGCACGAGTGACTGACACAGATAACCCACTCGATCCAACACTATTTAAGCGTGGGCTTGAACTGGTCGAACTTGGAAAAATCGGCAAGACTTATCAATCACAAGAAATTTTCGCGCTCGAAAATCCAGAGCATATCGAAAAATTCCAAGAAGGGAAACGCGTCATGATCCAAGTAACCGAGCCGTTTACTTACCAAGGCGAAACGCTCGACCAACTCGAATCGTTGCACCAGAACGGAAAAATCGGTATTTGGAAATGGACCGAGCCAAAACCGGAAGATCCAAAACCGGCTGGAGATCTTGAAACTCAACCCGTCCAGTAAGCTAGTAGCTATATAGGGGGTGGTAAAATTGGACCTATTGACACTAGTAGACAAGCTGACTCCCGTCTTGGTCGTTATCATTCCAAGTTACTTTTCTTTTAAGAGCACCAAAACTACAAAAGAAGCTGACAAACGTATCGAGGGTCTATCGAATAAAATCGACACCCTCGAGAAGTCAGTCTCAAGCGTGGAAGAGATCGGAAAAGATAACCAACGGAATTTAACGATTATCGGGAAAGGCTTACAACGGCTTCAACGTTTTCGATTGCAGGAAAACTTAAAAAACGCGCTAAAACGCGGACACACGAACCAGCACGAGCTAGAAGAGTTGTCGAAATTATATGAGAGCTATGTCGAGCTAGGCGGGAACGGAGCTATCAGAGTGCTCTTTGAGCGCTTTTTGGAATTAGAAATAAAAGAGGAAAAATAGCATGAATCAAATTACAAGCATTATCACGTCGTCTGCTATGAGCATTTTAGTTGTATTGACGGGGATCGTGGTACAAGCGATTAAAAAATACTTACTTATGCGCGGTGGCAAGAAAGCAATCGAGATCGTGGAGATCTTGGCGAAAAACGCCGTCAACGCTACGGAGCAAGTCGCTGATAAATTGGATATTCACGGCAAGGATAAACTCGAGCACGCTAAAACGAGCTTGATCGAGGGTCTTGAGGCACAAAATATCCACTTGACGAATCAAGAACTCAATACCTTTATCGAGGCAGCAGTTAAACGCGCTAACGAAGAATGGAAGAAATAGGAGATAGACAATGAGTGTACAACAATCAACTGTAAATTGGTTTATCAATCATCGCGGTTTGCTTACTTATTCCATGCTCGGAAGCCGTAACGGGGCAGATGGCACGGCTGATTGCTCCGGCTCGATCTCACAAGCTCTAAAAGAAGCTGGGATCAAGATCATCGGATTACCGTCAACTGTTACTCTTGGCCAGCAACTAGCAAACAACGGCTTTTACCGCGTAAGTATCAATCAAGACTGGGACGCTCAAACGGGTGATATCGTCTTGATGAGCTGGGGTGCTGATATGTCAAGTTCTGGCGGTGCTGGTGGCCACGTCGGAGTGATGATCGACGGTACATACTTTATTTCTTGCGACTATTCAACGCAAGGAGCACCCGGACAAGCTATCAATACTTACCCGTGGAACGATTATTATAACTGGAATAAACCAGCTTATATCGAGGTTTGGCGATATGCTAACACAGCGCCTCAAACCAACAACCAAGCAAACACAGCCGTACAACCAAAAGACAAGGCCTTTTACCAAGCGAATGAGGTCAAGTATATCAACGGTATGTGGCAAATCAAATGTGACTATCTCGCTCCCGTTGGTTTTGATTGGACGGAAAACGGTATTCCAGTTTCAATGGTAAACTGGGTTGATAAGGACGGAAACAACTTGCCGGACGGCGCGGATCAAGACTTTAAAACTGGTATGTACTTTAGCTTTGAGCTAGACGAAGTCAATATCACAGATACGGGTAAAGGCGGTTACTATGGCGGTTATTACTGGCGTTTGTTTGAGTTCGGGCAATTTGGCCCAGTTTGGCTGTCATGCTGGGACAAAGACGATTTAGTCAACTATTACGAGTAAAGGGGTGATTTAATGAATCGCTCAAACTGTACCAACTTAAAGCAGTTTGAGGGCGGTCGAGTTGTCAAGCAAGGCGACTCGGCTTCCCTTTTTGGTTTTGCATTATACGATGAGAGATGGACTCCGATCGATCTTGAGGGACAGGAAGCTACAATTCACTTTACGAGCAAGAAGGGCAAAGCGTCCTTTTCGACGACGGTCCAAGGATCAAAGGTATTGTTTAAGATTCCCAAAGTCCTTCCCGTCGAGAGCTATCTCGTCGAGGTAGTTTGTGGTGGGTATGTATTCCCAAGTGACCAGAGTGTCCGGGTTGACGTGGTCCAGTCAGCGGACGAGTACACAAGCGAGCAAGTTTTGGACCTTGTGAAAAACGATGTCAAGACTGAAATCGACAAGTACATCGCAGAGCATCCAAACGGGCCAGAGACGGAAGAACTTCCGAACCTCACAGTACTATACAATCTAGCTAAAATTTGAAAGGATATACAATGACTTTAAACACAGAAAAATTAACTCAATTCGCACAAGCAGTCGGAGCCGACGTAAAAGAAATCAAGACCACGCTTGCGAACAAGGCTGATAAGTCCGAGATCGGACAAAGCGGTATCACTCAGCAACAACTTGATACCGCAATCCAAGGTGTCAAGACTGCTATTTTGGGAGAAGGTGTCCCTGAGGAGTTGGATACCTTAAAAGAAATCGCAGACCGTATCGCCAACGGTGCAGGATCAGCAGATCAAGCTATCGTGTCCAAAATGACAGAGCTTGGTCAAAAATTTACTGACCTAGAAAATACTGACTTTGTGCAAATTTATACCACAGCTAAAAATACCCTCTAAGGAGGTAGCAAATGGATAAATTAAAAAAAGCTATAGAAGCTATTGGGTATGACATCAGAAATATCCAAAATAGTCAAAACGGATTATTACCACGAACAAGAGCTTACGAGCTGTTTCCAACCTACGCTACCCTACAATCTCAAATGACGACCAACATCAAGGAGAAACACCTTGAATTAGGTCTGGATGCTCTAATTGACACCAAACTTCAAAATGGCGGTGATCCGTTTGTCACACGGTCAAAACTCCCAACGATTGACACAAGTCAACTCGCAAGCAAGAATGATCTGGAACAGCTAAAACGCTCAGTCGGATCTGGTGGTGCTAGTGGCGAATTAAAAGGTCAAGGCTTCCCGTATGCTATCAATGCTGACATCGGTACAATTTATACCGATACCACGGCTAAAAACGGAGCGGTTAAATGGATCAAGAAAACCGCTGGGACTGGCTCTAACGCTTGGTCGGTCTTGTTTGGTGATGTCAAATATAAGCCAAGAAACATCAACTCAAATCAAACTAATGCATATGTTGAGTTTAGACGTGTAAATTCCACAGTAGAGATTGGTTTTGGTGGTCTCTCTTGGGGCTGGTTCGGAATCGTAAGACGAGGTGCGCCCAGCTACGTTCCTCAAGGGTCAGACCGTGAACGTAACGTGGTGATTTTAAATGTCGGCGGTATACCAGTCGGTTTTCGTGCGACCAGCTCAAAACTTGG